GTATGGTTGAATGGGTTCCAGCGGTGGTGCACAGGGCACCGCCCCGGTAGTCCGTAGGAGGACACCATGCAGGTTCAGGCTCAGAACATCCGCCCCGGCGACCGCATCCGAGGCATCGGCCTCACCGTCGACTTCTCCGAGCCGTTCTCGGACTGGGTGACCAACGTCGAGGGTACCGTCTCGACCCGCAACGCCGAGACCGGCGAGTTCGAGAAGGCCAGCGTCGAGATCAAGCTTCCCAACACGCACCTCGTCAACGTCCGTCGCCCGTTCCAGCCGACCGACCGCGTCACCGTCCCGCTGCACTACGTGCTGGGCGAGTTCGCCGGTGCGCTCGAGGGTCTGTTCGGTGACATCTCGGGCTTCGCCTACGCTGAGGTCGACGAGGTCCGCCCCGACGAGCGTCAGGTCGTCGTGTTCGACCCGCTCTCGTCCGAGCCGCTCGAGGAGCGCGACCGGGTCGCGATCCCGTTCAACCGGACGCGTCACGCGACCCCCGAGGCGACTGCCGCGTTCGAGTCCACCGAGACCGACGTCTGACCCACCCACCTCCGGCCGGGCGCGCAAGCGCCCGGCCCCGACCCTCTCACAGGGAGAGCGCCATGGACCAAACACTCAAGCGCCCGAACTTCGCGACGTCGACTGCCGAGATCGAGCGCGCCGCGAAGGACCGGCTCAAGCTGCACCTCGACCGGGCGGCCGGGCGGATCCCCGAGCCCGAGCGCACACCCGTCGGCCCGCCCGAGGCTGTTGGCAAGTACCGATGTGGGCACTGCGCCTACGGGCCGGTCGACCTCCGCCACACCCGCTGTCCCGGAGCCATCGACTCCGGCAAGTCCCTGTGGATCTGCCCCTGCGGGTGCAAGACCCTCACCTGCATCGCCTGCAAGTCGACTGAGGGCGTCTCGCCGCAGACATGGCGCTGCACCGACCGCGACGAGTGCGAGGCGACCGTCGCTGCCCGAGTCGCCAAGGACCCGGTCATCCAGATGGTCCGCCGTCTCACCGAGCAGGCCCACGCCCGGGAGGTTGCTGAGCGCGCCGCTCGCCCGGCGCACCCCCGGCCCGAGGTCCCGCGGCCAGCCGCCGGGAAGTGCGAGTGCGGCTGCGGCTCCGAGACCAAGTCCCGATTCGCGATGGGCCACGACGCCCGACTCCGTGGAGTCCTGCAACGTGCCTACGCGGCGGGCGACATCGAGGCCGGGAAGGAACTCGCGGCCCGCGGCGGTATCTGGGCCGCCAAGGCTCCCGGAGTAGCCGTCCCGGACAACCCCGAGGCCTTCGTGGCCGCCCGAGTCGCAGCCCGAATCGAGGCGGCGTCATGAGCAGCTACAGCATCCGTCCGCAGGCCCCAACAGGCACGACCAACGTCGTGCCCGGGAAGCTCGAGGACGACGGGTGGTTCCTCAACCTGCGAGTGCAAGGTGTCGCAGTGCTCCACGAAGTCTGGACCAGCGGGGAAGGGGACTGCGCGATATACGTGGTCGCTCCCGAGAGCGGCCCGTACACCGGTGTCGCCCGGTGGGCGGGGACCGAGCGAGAGGTCTCGGCGTGGAACTTGGTCAACGACGACGCGGACTCGCCGGTCACCCGGTTCGTCGTACAGTGCGCCGCTGAGCTCTGGGTCCTCCAGCAGGCGCACCTCGAGACCGCTGGCGAGATGGGGTGGGAGCTGTGAAGCGCGCGAAGGACGGCGGCCGTCGGCCGAGCGGGCGGATTGATCTGTTCGGGTCCGCCGACATCCCGGGCGAGCCGCCCGCGATCGGCGAGCTCCGGCGCGGCCGATGCTACGAGCTCGCGGCGTTCGCTCTCGCCTACGGGTCCGCTCCGGCCGACGCCGTGCTCATCCACGGCTCGATCGACGGTGGGAGTGAGCTCGGTCGGTTCGGGCACGCGTGGCTGCAACTCGCTGACGGTCGGATCTGGGAGCCACGTGACGCGACCATCTACCCAGCAAGCTGGCTACACTGGGCGGACGCCCGGACCGAGGTCGAGTACACCCGGGCTGAAGTGCATGACATGCTCGTAGTCTACTTCAACTACGGACCGTGGCACGACCCCTCCGAGCACCGAGAGGTCGGTGAGCGGGAGCGAGTCGATAGCAAGATCCCCTTCGAGGAGCGCACCCGGCAATGAAGGGCTCGCCAGTGAGCGGCGTCCATGGTACGATCAAGCCATGGACGTCGCTCGCATCCTCTTGGACCAGTTCCCGGCAATCGCCTACTCCCCGACCGGCGGGAAGTACGAGCCCGCCCGGGTCGTCGTCGTCAATGACCGCGTCCAGATCTGGGTCATCCGCAACGGGACGTCCGACCCGGAGATCGCCTACGAAGCCGACGCCCTCTCGATGGAGGGCAACCTCATCGCCGGGTTCGACGTGCTCACGCCCGACGGGACGGTCAAGTCGATCCGGGCCGGTGGCTGCGGGTGCGGCAACAAGCTCAAGAGCTTCGACCCGTACGGCGGGGCGACCCGCACTGTTGAGCGGCGGTAGGGTGGCCGAGACTGAGGTCGACCAGCCAGTCGAGGAGCAGACCACCGCCGCGGAGGCTGCCCTCACGATGGTGATCGCGGACGCGATCATGAGTCAGGGCGACCAGTCGAGCGACGACTCCGCGTTCTGGACACCGATTCTGCTCGGCGGGCCGAACCTCGTCCTGACACAGTTCCTGCGGCATTCGACTGTGATCATGTGGCCGGAGGTCGCGCCACCGACGATCCGTCGAGCCGTCGACACTTCCGCAGACGTGGTGATGCGCCGCGCCGCCGAGATAGTCGCCGAAGGCGTCCCGGAGATGCGCGAGGCCGACCCGGTCCAACGCGCCGCCCGAGTCGTCACGACCGCCGGGAGGGCCTCCCGCGCCGCGATCGTAGGCGGCCGGGAGTCTGCCCGGTTCGAAGTCGCCAAGACCGTCGGGGCCGTCTACAAGGTGTGGCGCACCCGGCGCGACAAGCGCGTGCGCCCGACCCATGGCGGACTCGAAGGCAACCGGGTCCCGCTCAACTCCGAGTTCATCACCTTCGAGGGTAACCACCTCCGGTTCCCCCGCGATCCGCTCGCTCCGCTCGAAGAGACGGCTGAATGCCGCTGTCGCCTCTCCTACATCATCAAGGACTGACAATGAGTGCAATCGACGCCGCCATCCGGACTGCCGCTACGTGGCGACTGACCCGGCTCGTCGTCGACGACGAGATCAGCAGGCCGCTCCGGGAGGCGGTCCACCGGCGGTGGCCGGACTCCAAGGCGGCCTACCTCGTTGACTGCCCGTACTGCGTGTCGGTCTGGGCCGGAGTGGCTGCGGCGGTCATGCCGAAGTGGCTTGCTTGCTCGCTGGCGTTCTCGGCCGGTACGCTCGGGGCCAAGTGGCTGGCCGAGGTCACTGAGTCGGGAGCGTTCAAGTGACAGCTTTCAAGAAGGCCAAGAAGCCTTACAACGCCAAGCCGGTCGCCTATTCCAAGGACCGGGCCATCGTTGCTTCTGCAACCCGGCTCAACCTGAGCAAGCAGGGCGAGTCCGAGAAGCTCCGCAAGCGCGCCGCAGCCAACCAGCCATGGCAGGACGAGAGCTGGACGTACTATGACTCGATCGGTGAGATCAAGTTCGGTTACGGCCTGCTCGCCTCGACTGCCTCCCGGGTGCGCCTATACGTCGGCGTCGTCGTTGACCCGGATGCCCCTCCCGTCGCGATCACGGAGGCAGTCGCGCAGGAGGGCGACGATTCGGAGTCGACCGCTGACGACGCGGCGGACGCCCGCACCGACCGAGGCATCGACGACGAGCTCGCGAAGCAGGCCGACGAGATCTTCCGCAAGGCGCTCGCCCGGAGCAGTGTCAGCTCGATGATGCGGAACGCCGTCCTCAACATCTCCGTGCCCGGCGAGTGCTACCTCGTACGGGCCAACGACCGCTGGTCGATCCGGAGCACCTCCGAGATCCGCGTCAGCACTGACGGCCGGTACCAAGTCCAGCGCTCAATCGGTGACGGCCAGTCGATGCAGTTCCTGCCGCCCGACGAGGACGGCACAGTCGTCGGCCGGGTCTGGCGTGAGCACCCACGCTACTCGATGGACCCGGACTCGGCACTGCTGGGCCTGCGAGCCGACTGCGAAGAGTTGCTGCTACTTAGCCGGATGGTCCGCGCCGTCACCCGGTCGAGGCTCAACGCCGGTCTGCTCTACGTCCCGGACGAGATCAGTGTCGTCAGCCGCAACCCGGGTGACACGACGGAAGAGGACGAAGAGCAGGGCGACCCGTTCGAGACCGAGCTGCTATACTCGATCACCGAGCCGATCAATACCGAGGACGCAGCAGCTTCCGTCGTCCCGATGCTGGCGCGCGGCCCGGCCGAGCTCGCCGACAAGATCAAGCACATCCTGTTCGAGCGCAAGTCCGACGAGTTCCTCGTCGCCCGCGCCGACCGGGTCCTCGAGCGGATCCTGCAGGGTCTCGACATCCCCAAGGACGTTGTCACCGGCCTCGCCAACGTCAAGTACTCCAACGCCGTCCAGATCGACGAGAACATGTACAAGGCCCACGTCGAGCCGCTGTGCGTGATGATTGCCGACGCCTTCACTGACATCGTCCTGCACCCGCTGCTCAAGGAGGCCGGGATCGACCCGTCCGACTACGAGCGGATCGTGGTGTGGTACGACCCGTCCGAGGTGGTCGTCCGGCCCAACCGCGCCGACGACGCGGACAAGGGCTATGACAAGGGCCTGCTCTCCGGGTCGGCGTGGCGTGACGCCCACGGCTTCGGCGACACTGACGCTCCTGACGAGGACGAGATGGCCTTCCGTCTCGCGTGGGAGAAGGCAGTCGTCCCCGAGGAGCTCGCTACTGTCCTGTTCAACAAGCTACTGCCGACGATCACGCAAGCCGCTCGGGCAGCCTCCGGCGACAACGTCCCGCCCGAGATGCAGCAGATGCTCGACGGTGAGATCCCGCAGTCGCCGACACCCGACGAGGTCGCTGCGCCACCCGGCGCACCTGCACCACCCGCAGACGAAGCAACGCTCGAAGAGCCCGTCGCTGACGAGGCCCCGCCACAGGAGGAAGCACCGTGAGCACAGTCCCCATCATCGCCTCCGTCGGCGACCTCGATTGGGCCATCCGCCGGGCCGAGCGTGCAGTCGAGAACCGCGCCTACGTCGCGCAGCGCGCCGTCGACCTCGGAGTCGCGTGGCGGATCCCCGCTGGTTGGGGTCCGGTCAGTTCGCTGGTCGCGTCCGTGCCCAAGAAGGAACGTGACGAGGCCGCTGACAAGGGCTTCGCCCTGCCTGACGGCTCCTTCCCGATCCGCAACACTGACGAGCTCGGCAAGGCGGTCAAGCTCTGGGGCAACGCGAAGGACCCTGACAAAGCCAAGCGCTACATCATCAAGCGCGCCCGGGCGCTCGACGCCGTCGGCTCCCTCCCGGAGGACTGGGGTGTGACAGCTTCGGCGGTCACCGCCGCCGGTTGGAACGCAAGCCTGCACCCGCGCGACCGCAACGGCAAGTTCATCGAGAAGCTCGGACTGCTCAACCTCTTCGACGGTGACGGCTTCGGCAAGCCGTCGATGCGCGCGGAAGCAGTCGGCGTGCGCCGGGAGGGCAACAAGGACGTCCTGACAGTCCGGGCGAAGTCCGTCGGCAACTACGGCGGCAAGGCCCGCGCCGTCGGCGACGAGTTCGACGTCGAGTCGGACCGGGTCGAGGCCGCCCCGGACGCCAAGGCCAAGATGACGCACCCGGTCTTCACCGGCAAGGTCGAGCCCAAGGGTCCGCCGATCAAGGGCGAGGCGACTGACCTCAAGAAGGCGCAGGACCGCGCCGACGCCGCAGCTGCCGAGCTCGCCGACGCGGAGGCCTCCGGGGACAAGACCCGGATCACCAAGGCTCGCACCTCCAACACGGCTGCGCAGAAGAACCTCGAGAAGCAGCAGGCGCTCGAGGATCAGGCTGGTAGCGACCTCACTTCTCAGCTCGAGCAGTCCGTCGCCCAGCTCGAGACGTCCGCGGAGCCGGAGGCCGGGGATGACGCCGAGTTCGATGACTTCGAGGCCCGGCTGCGCTCCGAGGCCGAGGCCGGATCCGACTTCGAGGATTACGAAAAGGGCGACCCGATGCGCAAGGCGCTCGCGGACGTCAAGAACGGGCGCACTTATGAGGAGGCCACTGAGCGCGCACTCGGCCGTCCTCGCGGTAGCGAGCCCGGGAGCACCGACGACTTCGGACTCGAGGACGACGGCACCAACGACTCGAACTACGACGAGGACGGGACGCTCTCGGACGACGCCGAAGGCGACATGACCGAGGATGACGAGGACTTTGCGGATCTCGAAGAGTATGAAGAGAACCGCGGCGCAATCCCGGCCGGACAGTCGGACGACGAGGAGCCGACTCTCGCCGACGAGGCTGACGCCCTCATGGAGGACGGCTTCGAGGACTACACTCCCGAAGAGGTCGAACAGCTGGCGAACCAGCTCCGCCTCAACGGCGATGTCGCCAAGGCCAAGGAGCTCGAGCAGGCCTTCGCCGATGCGGGCGGGTACGACGACGAGGACGAGGACTACGAGGATTCGTTCCCGCAGGCCGACCTCTCGCCCGCCGAGGATTGGTCCGAGGGCGACGGGCCGATCGACGACGAGATCGAGTACGCCAAGAACATGCTCGCCGAGATCGAGTCATACGAGGAGGTCAACAACGAGGACGGCGACTCCGACCCGCTGCTCCAGTCGCGCATCAACGACTTGCGCACTGGGCTGATGGCGAGCGACCTCAACGACCCGACTGTCCGCGACGAGATCCGCGAGCGTGCAGACCTCGCTCGCGCCGCTCTGATCGACGAGGGCTACGCCGACCCGTACGAGCTCCCGGAGTTCGGCGGCGGTCCGGCTGCCAACCACGGCATCTCCGACACGACGCCCTACTTCGAGGCGAAAGAGGACGAAGTCTTCGGGGTGGAACCGCTCGACGAGGGCGGCATGACGCCGACGCAGCGTGCCGCTGACGAGTGGGAGAACGAGTACAGCGACTACCTCAACGGTCTCGACGAGAGCACCCGCGCCAATATCGAGAGTGCAATCGCCGACGAGGACTGGGCCGACGCACTCCGGATCATGGACGATAACTACGAGTACGGGCAGGGAGACGCAATCGACTCCTTCCGCGAGCGCGTCGTCAACAAGGAGGCCTACGACGTCAGTCAGCAGGACGCCGCCGACGCGGTTTACACTGAGCTCGTCGATATCTTCGGTAAGAACCCGGACGCCGACCCCGACGAGGTGGGTCGCGAGTTGATGGACCGAGGCCACACCCCGGACGCGGTCGACGCCGGGATGGAGCGCTACCGGTCCGACAACGGCCCAAGCGAGTCGGCAGTCGCCCAGCAGTTCGCCAAGGAGAACCCGGAGCCGACTACCGACCTGTACGCGGCCGACGACCCGGAGGTCCAGAAGGCCTTCGACGAATGGGCGGCTGCTGCCCGGGCGGAGTCGGGCCTGACCGACGAGCAGATCGCTCAGCGCGTCGAGCACGCCGAGAAGTACGGCGGCAGCTGGAAGGCCAACACCCCCGAGGAGGCGGCCGAGCGCGGCACATCCAATGCCCAGTACGGAGTGAGCCGCGACCGGCTCGAGTTGTTCCCGGTCGGCGACCCCGGCAAGATCGGGTTCGGTGGCTACGAAGTCTGGCACGTCAACCCTGACGGGTCCAAGAACGGCGGTCGGGGCGAGTTCCCGGACCGCGAGTCGGCGGTGGCCTTCATCGACGCTGCCAACGCCGAGTACGACCGGAAGCTGCAGGAGCGGGTCGACGCCGCCCCGAAGCAGGTCGACGACTGGGCCGCCAACAAGGACCCGTTCACGGTCAAGCAGGCGATGCTCAACATCGAGGCGAGCCTCATCGAGCTGGACCCGCAAGACCCGAACGACGCGGACCAGATCAAGGTCCTGCAGGCTCGGCGTGCCCGTATGGAAGAGATCCTCGCGAAGGCCCCGGCTCCCGAGCCCGACCCGGTTGACGCCGATGAGCCCGCCGTCCCGGCGGGCAAGGACGCTGGGATCGTCAAGGTCAAGCCCACATCCGCACCCGGCCCCGGCGGCGGCGACAACAGCCCGCAGCGTTCGGCGATCGAGATGAGTCTCGGCAAGTCGGCCGACAACAAGGGTGTGAACGTCGACTCCGACCTGATGGACGTGTTCGCTCAGCCCGACGCCGAGTCGGCGCACAAGCGGATGGCTCAGGTCATGACGCAGCTCAAGCTCGGCGGCAAGCAGCGCGCTCGCATGCGCCAGCTGCTCGATCTGCACTGGGGCGACAGCGGTGAGAACTCGGCGGCGATTCAGGCTAAGGCGACTGCCGAGATGCTCAGCGACGACAACCCGCTCAAGTCCAAGCTCGAGGCCGCCGTCGCCAAGGTCAAGGCCACCGAGGACGCCCTCGACACGGAGGTCGCTCCGCAGATCGAGGCCAACGTCAAGAAGGTCGCCTCCAAGCTCGATGGCTGGATGACCGGCGAAGGCCCGTCCGGTGTCGACTGGCTTGGATTCGGCTACATGGGTGAGCGCGAGAGCATGCCGAACTCGCGCAGGTATGAGGCGGATGCACTGGTCGCACAGCTGACCAAG